CCTAAACTTATTACTGACCCTAAAATTCTTGACACAATGACTGACAAAGAAATTGCCAATATGCTTGCAGCAAACCTTGGACTTGAAGGCATGGGTGCAAAGAAAGCAGGTGGAACTGTTGGTCGTAAAGAGGGTAAAAAAGTAGGCACTAAAAATATGCCATACAAAAAACCAACACCTAAAAAGAAACCAAAGTCTATGCTTGAAAAGCAAATGGACATTGTAATGCCAAAGCAACAGACAATGAAATCAGGTAAGCGTGTAGGCTGTGGTGCAGCACTACGTGGTTACGGCAAAGCTATGGGAAAGAAATAAAATGGCTGACTTTAAACCTACAAAAGCAGGAGCATTATCAGCGTTGCTGAAATGGCTTGCTAAAAATCGTCCCGGTGTTAAAGCACCTCGTGTAGGTGTACAGGCTCCTAGAAAGCCTTTAAAGCCGGATACAAAGGTAGTTAAACCTGCTGCTCCTAAACCAAAGGATACAGGTCCTAAACTTTCTACACTCTCACGTACTGCAGGTCGTAAAAAGGTACAGCCAACTACACCTTCTGTAAAGGCTACTCGTCCTGCTTTAAAGACTAAGCCAAAGATTAGTCGTAGACAAGGACGTAAGAAAACACCTAGTACTGCGGTAACTACAACTCAGCCTACTGCTGTAGCTAAAAAACCCGGAACTGCTTTAGTTCCTGTTGGTGGTGGTTCACGTGCAGTAACAGGCGGTGGTACTAAAGTAGGACGTACTATGAAACCTGCTACACGTACTGCACCTAAACGTATCACTAATAAATCAACCACACCTACACCTAAACCAAAAAGTAATACTCTTCGTAATATTGGTATTGGTGCGGGGGTTGTTGGTGCGGGTTTAACAGCTAATGAACTTCTTAAAAAGAATAAAGGTTCTGCTGCAGCACCTTCTACTTCTAAAACTGGTCCTTCATATAGGCCGGGAAATGCAGGACCAAAACGTACTGCACCTAAAGTAACTCCTAAATCTTCTGGACCATCTACTCGTGGTTCTAGTAAGAAAGGTGCAAGTAAACGCATTAGTGCAGGTCCTAATACAGGCTTTGGTCCTAAAGGTAATATTTTTCCAGGTTCTTCAGCAGAACGTGCTGCTCTTATAAAGATGTATGGTGGCACTGGTTCAGCCGCTGCTAAAGCTGCAATGGCAGGTAAGCAAGGCAATATAGAAGCTGGACGTAAAGAACTAAATGCCGCTAAGAAAAAACGTCTCAGTAAACCTGTAGAACGTAAATCTGGTGGTAGTGTAGTTGCTCGTCAGGTAAAAGGATGGGGTAAAGCACGTAAACCTAAAGGTAAATAATATGCCACTAGCAAAGGGACGTTCAGCTAAAACTGTTAGCAAGAACATACGTAAACTTAAAAAGGAAGGTAAGCCACAGAAACAAGCTGTGGCTATCTCCTTATCTAAAGCTGGTAAAGCTAAACCTAAAAAGTTAGCTGCTGGACGTTCTATATCTAAACCTAAACTTACAACAACCACTCCTTTATATGGTAAAAAAAGGTCTACATCTAAGTCATCTGTTAATAAAGCAGGTAACTATACTAAACCTACTATGCGTAAACGTCTATTTGAAAAGATTAAAGCAGGTAGTAAGGGTGGTGCTTCTGGTCAGTGGTCTGCACGTAAAGCACAACTATTAGCAAGTGAATATAAAAAAGCTGGTGGTGGGTATAAAAACTAATGGAAAATATGAGATTGCCTATAGCCCTTGTTATTGCAATGGTGCTTCAAATTTCTGGTGGTGTTTGGTGGGTTAGCCAACAAGCACAAACAGTATCGCAGCTTAAAGAAACAGTCAAGCAGATGTCTAGTCGTATGGCTATTGAAGAAAACGTAAATATGAAACGTGACATTATGCGTAATAACGAAGCTATTGAAGGTTTGTTTGAAGCAGCCAATAGCAATAGTATGCACATGGATAAGATTGTAGATTTGTTACGGCGTGTAAGTATAATTGAAACTGAGGTGCGTTTCTTAATGAACCCTACACGACACCCTATGGAATAATGGTTATATTCGTACTATATGTGTATATGGGTGCGACACTAATAAACCAGACACAGAAGTTTGAAGACATAGACAGATGTTTATATTTTGCTAAACGATTAACTAATCAACCTTTAGTACCCGGACCAGATGGAGCAAGACTTAAAATAACTGCAGTGTGTAGACCACAACCAAAATAGGAACTGATATGATTGCTGAAACACTTGCAGGTATAGCGTTAGTAAAAAGTGCTGTAGATGGAATTAAATCTGCTATAGGTACTGCACAAGACATTGGTGACATTGCTGGACATATAGATAATCTTTTTGAAGGTGAGAAGCAGGTACAACAAAAACGTGCTAAGAAAGCTGGTGTAGGTTTAAGTGACCAGTTTGGAATTAAAACTGTAGCACAAGAAATGATTGATGCTAAATTGGCGCAAGAAAAAATAGCAGAGATGCGACAGTTAGTTGATATGCGTTTTGGTCATGGTACTTGGCAAAGTATTGTAGATGAAAGAGCCAAAAGAATACAAGAAGCTAAACAAGCAGAACTAGAAGCTAAACGTAAAGCACGTATTGCTTATGAAGAAACAATGCATAATATTAAAGTAGCTTCTATTGTTAGTATTCTTATAGGAGCCTTTGTAGGTTTATTTTTTTTAGCAATGGTTTTACTTCCATTTAAATCTAATTGATATTAAGTAATTGTATATATAAATACAGAGTGATATAATAAGGAATTATCAATGGCATTAAAGAAACCACAAAAGGATTTGAAGGCTTGGACAAAACAAAAATGGAGAACCAAAAGTGGTAAGCCCTCTACTCAGGGTACAAAGGCTACAGGGGAACGGTACTTACCAGCAAAGGCAATCAAAGCTTTATCAGCCAAGGAATACCAAAAGACTACGGCAGCAAAAAGAAAAGGAACTAAACAAGGAAAGCAGTTCGTTAAGCAGCCTAAAACTGTCTCAAAGAAAGTAAGAAAGTATAGGAAGGTAAAGTAAAATGGCACCATCTTCTAAATATCCCGGAGTTAAAAGACTGCCATCAGGAGGAATCGAATACCGTGGTAAAAAATTTGCAGGATTTAATAAGCCTCGTAAGTCAGACCGTCCAGAAAAAAAAGGAATGGTTTTGGCTAAAGATGGAGATACAATTAAACTTATTCATTACGGAGCGAAGGGTTATGGTCACAACTATTCTTCTACGGCTCGTGCAAGCTTTAAGAGCAGGCACGGTAAAAATATTAAAAAGGGTAAACTCTCTGCTGCATATTGGGCTGACAAAGAATTGTGGGCTGGTCCAAAAGGTTCTAAGAAAAGTCCTCCCAAAACCCAGAAGCACACCAAAGGAATTAAAAGAAAGGCTTAGAAGGAAGTAGTTATGGCTAAGAAAGTTAAATCATATGCACAGGATACCACTCCACCATCTCCGTATGTTACAACTCCAGATGGATATATGGTTCTTAAAGAAAAGAGTGTTGATATCCCTCTTCCTAAATCAAAACCAAAACGTACAGTATCTAAAAAAGCTGGTGGTAGGTTGTACTAATGTCTATAGGGCGTGGCAACATTCCCCAGCAGATTACCAAAGTCCCAAGCAAAAAGACTACTGGAAAGCGTACTGGGAAAAAGAATACAGTCCGATTAAAAGCGAGAAAGAATAGGTTATATTAAATGGCTACTTCAGGTACATATAACTTCACAATGGATATTGACGAAGTAATCCAAGAAGCATTAGAAATGATTGGCGGTGAAGAGACATTAGGACATGAGCCTAAGTCTGCTAGGCGTTCTATTAACTTGTTGCTTCAGGATTGGCAGAACCGTGGAGTAATGCTTTGGACTGCTAACTCTTCTGTAGTTAGTGTAGCAGCCAGTGTAACCACTATTGCTCTTTCTTCTGCAACTATTGATGTGCTTGAAGCAGTATACAATCGTAATGATACTGATGTACAGCTTGAACGTATTTCAATGCAGGAGTATTTAAAAATCCCACAGAAAGGCCAGACAGGGCGTTCAACTCAGTATGCAGTACGACATGAGCGTGGTGCGCCTGTAGTGTACTTGTGGCCTCTTCCTAGCCAGTCTACTGACCAAGTAAAGTTTGAACTAGTACGTTACATGGAAGATGTAAATAAATCTGCGGTTCAGAATGCAGATATCTCACGTAGGTTTCTTCCTTGTTTAACTGCAGGTCTTGCATATCAAATGTCTATGAAACGTCCCGGTGTCGAAGCAGGACGTATTCAAATGATTAAACAGGAATATGAAGAGCGTCTTCAAAGAGCAATGGAAGAAGACAGAGAAAGAGTTAGTATATTTTTTAAACCTAAAGTGACGGTATAATGTCAACGACAAGAAAAGTATTAGGTATTTGCGATGTATGTGGGTTTAGATATAAGTTAAAAGAATTAAAAATGAATAGCTATGGGTTAATGGTATGCCCAATGGATTTTGAAAAAGCAGATTTAAAAAGCCATCCTCAGAATAAATCACCTAATGTTAAAGATGAAGAAAATTTAAAAGATGTTACTAGGCGTTCACCCATGCCGCCTACTGTAGTAACAGTTACAGATTGGTTACCAAGTTAATGGCAAGAGGTTTTAATTCTATAGTTGAATGTGATGTATGCGGATTTGAATATCGCCGCAGCATTATGAAAAAGAACAGCTATGGTCTTATGGTTTGTCCTCGTGACTTTGATGGTGCTTATGATTTAAAAAACCACCCACAAAATAAACCACCTAA